GCAATACAAGGACAATCCGGTGTACTATTAAACACAACAGCTCTGGCTATTAAGACAACACAGAGTACTGCAGGTGGAACTGCAGCCAGATTAGATAAGCTGGAAGATGTTAGAGAAGTATCTAAAGCTAATAACAATATATTAGTTTATGATGAAACATTAGATTTATTTATATTGAAAGCTCCTGATTCTGATGGTGGTACATTTTAGATGGCAACAGAAGATTTAGGAACAGTTTCACTTATAACACAAACAAATGTTAAAACAAAAGTTTTAAGTCGTAGAGCAGACTTTTTATCAGAGCTAGGTGATGTGGTGTTAACCAACAAAGCTGCTGATGATGTATTAAGATATAATAAAGCAAACGACACATATGTAATAACACCAAGAAAATTAGACGGAGGAACTTTTTAATGGCTGGTACAATTCAAATCAAAAGATCAGCAAGTACTGCTACACCAAGCGCTTTAGACTTTGGTGAGCTAGCTTGGTCTTCTAATAGCCAAACAATAAGCATTGGTAGAGAAGATGGTGACACAGCCAACCTAGTTGCTATAGGTGGTATAAGAACTCCTGGTACATTAACAGCTAATCAAGCATTAGTAGCTAATAGTACTTCTTTTATTAATGAAGTTAAAGCAGCTAACCTTCATATTGGTACTTTAAAAAGTACTGCAAACTTAGAAGCGAACGTAACAATGACAACTAGTGCTACAGCTAATCTCTACAATGTACACTTTCGTGGTGACCTAAAAGATGAAAACGGAAATAAACTACAGATACTATACGCTAATGGAGACGTAGCATGGGGATAAGATATGGCAACACCTAACAGTAGAACAACAATGAAAGAATTTTGCTTACGAAGATTAGGCAAACCAGTTATTGAAATTAATGTAGATGACGATCAAATGGATGATCGCATAGATGAAG